TGATACTCATTACTGCAATTGTATTATTGTTATGTGTATATAAGTTACCAATCATTTTAGCAGGTGCTGCTTCTATCTTTTTAATTGGATTAAATGTAGGTATTCCATATTATTTGTGGTTAGATTATTATTATTTAATGGATGCAACATTCGGTTTCGGGTTGTTAATACTCTTGTTTGCGCATTCAAGTTTCAATAACTTTTATGTCCAATTTAAATTACGTCAACAAATCAAGAAACAATTTGAAACGTATCTTGATCCACGTCAGGTAGCGGCATTACAAAAAGATCCGAGCTTATTAAAGTTAGGTGGCGAACGTAAAGAGATGACGTATTTGTTTATGGATATTGTAGGCTTCACTCCTATCTCAGAATATTATAAGAACAAAGATGATCCCGAAGGTTTAGTACTATTAGTCAACGAATTCCTTGATGCGATGACTAAAATAATATTAAACAACGGTGGTATGATCGACAAATTTATGGGTGATTGTATAATGGCAATATTCAATGCACCGATCGATATGCATGATCATGCTGAAATGGCTATTAAGTCAGCAAAAGAAATAGAAGAAAAAACTATAGAGTTAAAAGCCAAATATAAAGAACGAGGTTTACCAGATATTAATGTCGGAACTGGTGTAAATACCGGCACGGCAATTATCGGTAACATGGGATCTGAAACAAGATTTGATTATTCTGTTATAGGAGATGCAGTTAATCTTGGTGCAAGACTTGAAGCAACCGCGGCTCGACATGAGTATATAGATTATAAAACTATATGGTCGTCAATGACTCAAGCTCAATTACCATATTCTGTAAAAAGCAAATGTATTGGTGATATTAAAGTAAAAGGCAAAGATGAAGTTATTAAGATATACACGTTTGATGTTTAAACAGCAAAGCTTTCGCCACAACCACAAGACGCTGTGGCATTTGGATTTGATACTTTAAGATAGGATCCTGATAGTTCGGTGACGTAATCGATAGTACATCCTAACAAAAACATTTCAGCCATAGAGTCGACAACGAGAGTGTCATCTAACAATATACCTTTACTGCTATCGTCTGTGAACGACCATTCGTACTGAAATCCTGAACAACCGCCGCCCCTGACCTGTAGGTACGCGTACTTATTCTCTAAGTCATCGAGATACTGAGATAAATGGTCTTTGGCTGTGGTTGATAATATCATGTTATTATTTATAATAAATCCAATATTCCTGATTCGTATAATAACCATAATGCCCAAATGATAAACACCACAATAGCTGTTCCAATAAGTCTGCATAATAATTTAAATACAAACGGTAAGAATATAAACACTACCCCTGCTAACAATACAAGCATAATTTCCATCATTATCTTCTTTTGCCTGTTGACGGATCAGCGGCATCTTTAGATGATAATACCTGTAGGCCAGATTTATTGTATGCTTGACCTATGACCATATCAGCTTCGCCTGTATACGCGTTTGGATCTTTACGATATCCATTACCAATAGTATCACTTGTCGGTATGAAGTTTCGTTCTGGTAAAGGCTCAAATTCTGAAGCTTTTTTATGAGTTTTGTATTTGCCGGTAACCATTTTATTGAGATACTTCTCATGTTGATCCCGCGCTGCTTGAAGCTTTGCTGGAACCTTCCGCTTTTTACCACGACGTAAAGACTTTGTCGTACTAAAATACACAGGTAATAAATGCATACCACTCATATTTGATACTGATATAGATATACATCAACATATTCAGCGCATGATATTGGCAAACACTGTGCACACATCCATCGTATTTTCTTATCTGTAATACCAGGATATTTTGCTCTGTAATATTCTTTAGAACGTTCAAAGCGATTTTTACCACGACCATGAGCTTTCAGAACTTGACGTGCACCTTTTGACTTTAGGCTTTGATTTAATTTTTTATTGAGAGCTCGCATTTCGGCAAGTTCATCCATATCAGATTGTGAATCACGTAAATATGTACCGACATAAGCATCAGTTCTATTGGCAATGCCTTTAAAAAATGAGTTATTCATTATATAAGTTCCTTTGTTCCATAACTATCATCAAAAAATATTGGGCTTTCAAAAAGTTCAACCATTATTAATTTTTCAATGTGATTAAATGTTTCGACGATTTCAGTTGAAGTTGAAGTTTGCATAAGCTTTACATATGCTCCATCGCTGCTTGCATTTGATGATCGATATAATGCAGTACGCATAATATCTTTCACAAGCATATCCATTGTCTCATCATTAACATTCATATCAGGAAAACCTTTAGCGTCTAACCGATATTTTGTAGGTGAACAACATTCGTGTACGACTTCAGATAAGAAGTTTGGCTTATGTGACATAGTCGTAAGTTCAATAAAAGTATTCATATTAAGCAACCTCCGCAAATGTACAATTTTCATAAATTTTTATGATATCTTTTAACTGATCACCTGATGTATATCCCATAGCACCATTAGCAGAAGCGAATGAAATGCCACCTTGTGAAGCTTGAACAACCATCTGAATCTCGCCATGTTTCATGACAGTCCACTCAGCGGTTTTAGTTGCTTTGTTAAACTTATATAAAGTTTTTGATTTTTGATTAGTCATATAATAGTCCTTTTTGTTGTTTTGATAGGTCTATTATACACTATTCTGAGGATATGTACACAAAATAATGCACAGTAAATACATTTTATTGCATTTAAGTTGAATGTGTGACATTTATGTTACAGTATTATATGTAGAATATAGCCAAAAGCATAAAGGAGTATAATGCGAGGATGGACCATATTAAAAAGCCTTCACTCAAAAGAGGCGATCCTGATAATCGTTAACTATTTTTTCAAGTTTATCGATTTGTGTTTGGATAATAGGTCCACGATCAGGCCATTTAATAATATCTTTACTTGGATTCTTTTTAAGATTTAATAGCAACGGTAGTATTAAACTCTGCATTGATTGTAATGCATCAAGACCTTGTCCTTTTATATAGGCATTCGACCTTTGAGCTTCTTGAGAGGCCTCCATAAGTTTTGCATTCGTACTTTCTTGTACGGCCGCTAGCTCAGCTTTTGGTTGCTCAAACTCTTCTTCATCTATAAAGCAAAAACCGAAATCATTTAATTTATCGCTCATGGCATGTATCCTACTGTTTCTCTAACTATATCGTTATGTTGTAATGCCGGTGCCCAATATAGTTCATAAGCAATTACATCTTCTAATGCCACGAACTGATGATATACTCCGGGTTTAACAGTCGTATAATCTCCGGCTTTTAATATCGTTTCATCGACAAGATCATAATCGTTTTGCCAAATACGAATCATGAGTTTACCAGATTCTACAAAGAATCCATTTGTCTTAGCGTCGTGTTTGTGTTTAGAACAAGTACCACCTTCATTGATTTCAATTCTATGAAATTCAAGTGCGTGATTCGCTTCTATTAATTCAGTTTGGCCCCAAACTTTTCCGGCAACATTACTCATAGTTATTTATCTCTTTCCATTTTTTCAAATCAGACGGTGTGTTTATTTCAAATCCAGAATAGTCAACCTCAATTAACATTATATTTATGTCGTTCATCATAAATCTTAATTGTTCTAGGTTTTCCATCTGTTCTATTTCTGTTTCTTTTAGATCTTTATATTTTAATAGTACATCTGTAGGGTAAGCGTACACTCCAAGATGCTGATCGCCATAAGGTAAACTCGAACGCAAGAACCACATCGCTTTACCATCTTCGTCGTGTATAACTTTAACTGTATTTGGATCAGCACGATCTTCGTTATTCATTTCAGTATAACATGACACTACACATTCAGGCTGATGATATTCTAAACGATGAATTATTTTTCTAATTACGTCAAGAGTAATATCAATCATATCACCTTGGACATTAATATAATAATCATATTTGTTACCGTCAAGAGTAGCAAAGGTTTCTGCCGCTGCACCACAACGACTTGTTCCATTTTTATGATCTTCAGATGTGAGTATACAAGTACCACCAAATTCTACTACGTGATCTGCGATCTTTAAAGATTCAGTCAATACGTAAGTGTCATAACCAGTTTCTTTACATTTATCGTGTACCGTATTAATAAGTGTCTTATCACCACACATAACCATTGGCTTAAAAGGAAAACGTGTAGACCTTAACCGAGCTGGTATAACAATACATATTCTAGGCCATGGTCTTACGCCATGAAAACTATTTTCTTTTTTTGCGTTACTCATATTACTCATCCCAAAATGAACGCCGTTGTTGATCCGTCGGCATAATGCTATCTATAATATCGCTAAGGTCTTTGAGATATACCATGTTCTCACCATCAGACGGAGCAGACGGTGGATCTTCATGAACTTCAACAAAGAAGTTTTCAACACCAATTGCATTTGCTGCTCTCATAAGACCAGGAGTATAATCTCTATTACCGCCTGATGATCCACCGTTTCCACCAGGTTTCTGAGTAGAATGTGTGGCATCAAATACTAAAGGAACATTTAAGTTCTCAAGCATCCATTGTATACCATTAAAGTCTACTACTAAATTATTATAGCCAAAACTTGTACCACGTTCAGTAATCCAAACTTCTTCGGCATCTTCACATTTACTTAATATACCTTTAACATCCCAAGGAGCAAGGAACTGGCCCTTTTTAATGTTAACAATCTTACCGGTTCTACATGCTGATCGTATAAGATCTGTTTGTCTGCAAAGAAATGCAGGTATTTGTATAACATCAACAACAGAAATATCAGGAATTAATTGTTCAATTGAATGAAAGTCTGTTAATATCTTAAGGCCTGGTACTAATTCTTTTAAACGTTCAAAGTCTTTCATGGTTTCATTAAAACCCATACCACGTTTGCCGCCAAGACTTGATCGATTTGCTTTATCAAATGATGCTTTAAAATAGTATTCAATACCGTGATGATCACATATTGCTTTACAATGTTTCGCAATGGTTAAACTTTGGTCTAAGGATTCATGCTGGCACGGACCTGCGATAAGACGTTTCATATTACTCGAGTCCTTTGCTGGTGGTAGTAAAATTCTTTTGCTTCTTCAAGCTTTTTAACCCAATTGTCACGATGTTCAACAAACACTATAGGATCATGGTCATCTACATCCATAACAATAACGATATTTGGCGTTGGCATACCGGTACGTTCTTCCCAAGCAATAGCATAAAATGCACATTGCATAAAATAACCTTCGCACCATTCTTTTTTCTTTGGTCTACGAGACGTTTTATAATCTATAATAGAAGGAACACCATCCCACACTCCGACAAGATCGACTCTACCCGCGAGTTGAATCATGTCTGAATACAATGGAATTTCTTGACCATAAACCTTACTCAATCTTTTATCAAGTATCGGTTTAAGTTTTAAATAAGAATTTTTAATGTGCGGTAATGTATCGTCAGGAATTACTTCGTTATTGACATACTTTTCTAGTATATCATGGACAGCAGTGCCACGACGAGAAGCTCTTCCAGATATTTTATTGGCTTCTTCTTCGCCTACGCGAGCCCGCCAGGCTGCGATGCCGTCCTTAGATAAGGCTCCAAGAACAGTAGTAATAGAAGGATAGCGATCGCCGGATGGACTAGAGTAGAACCTCCCCAAATCTGAGTTTGATACCACCAGATCTTCATATCCAAAATCCACTTTCTCATGATAAAACATATTTTTTCCATTCTATTATACTACATTTTCCATACGTGACATCAATCTTTCTGCACGATTGGTTACTTGTTTATACCAATTACTATCCCGTCCTTCAATACCAGCTTGCTTCCAATCTAGATTGTCAATAGCTTTCTTAAAGTTTTTAAATTTACTTAGACGAGTACGTCCCATATTAAACATCATGTTCGCAAGGATTAATTGAATTTCTTCAGGGTAGGTATAAAAGCCGTCATACAATGTGGCACAATCTAATAGAACAGATTCGCAATCTTTTTCAAACACTTGTGTTACACGCTCTTCTGTAATTGGCGTACCATCTGGTTGTCCATATTCAGAATCTGATTTAAGTACTAAATGGCCTATACCAAATGTAGGATAACCAAGATGATCTTTATAGATCTCATGCTTAATACCTTCATCGATAGCGAGTTCGTTTTTTAATTGTTTTAAGTTCATGTTATCTTCTTCCTCTTGGTGTATTACATATTGGATCATTTACTATTACTTTACGGCCGGCACGATCGTATCTTGCTACCCAATTATCATAACACATTTGTCGTCCGTACCTATATTCTTGTCGACTATATCTATTATTTTTATCAGCATCTGATAATATCGAACCGAGCATTAAGCCACCAAGTATACCAGCAATAATAGCAGCTCCATGGCCGTGATCATCGCCTAACACTCTTTGATTTTGATGGTTGCGTTTAGGTTGTGCTCCCGCTGATTCAACTAATTGCACACTTACTAATGCAAACGCTGTAGCGGCAAATACTGTATTTTTAATTATTTTATTCATAATAATCCTTATTTGGCATCTGGGTCATTACCGATTTTCATATTAGCTGCAGCTCTGCCACGTTTTGATTTAATATTTTTTAATAGATCTTTAAATCCATCAGGAGTTTGACGTGCCAAAGATTTAACGCCACCAATCATAGATGGAAATGACAGTACTTGCTCATGAGTGCCTGCAGCTTTTAACTCATCATATTGATCAAAAGATAAACGCATTTCTTCAACCACACCGGTTGTCAAATTCTTCATGTCGTATGTAGGCATTCCAGTCTTCACTTTCTTTAAGTTTCTTTTCTAATAGAGTTACGCGTTCTACTAGATCTTGTATAATATCTTCAGTGTTATTTATACTGTTTTCTTTACGAGCTTTTTTATATTCTTCTAATATATACTCGTCACGTGATTGTCTTTTAGTCATGCTACTTGAAACCAATCTGGTACAGGTCGACCTGTCCATTCCATTTTAAAACGTTGTTGTTTAGTTTGATAAAAGGCTTGATAAGCTTTGACCGGATCTTTAAGTGCTATACACTCTGGATTCGATTTCATTGCTAGAGGGAAAGGTGACATATGATTTTTCATGTCGATATTAACAGGACAGCGTTTTAGTCTGTCGCGTAATAGTTTATCAGAGGCGTGAATCTTACCGTATCTATGAGTGTATTCATCGCACAACGCAACGAAATGATCGTAATGCCAATAATAATTCATTACGTTTTCCATGGTCCATACAGTACACGGATGAAACATATGAACTGCTTTGTAGAATATGTCTTCGCGTTCATCAGGTAATTGCCAATATTGAACCATAGTTTTACCTGACTTAGAAGGCCTGCGATCAGGAGCTCCGTCAAGACGACGATGAGCAGTACACAACATCTGTGCACTCTCAACAATCATCTTAGGTACGTGTTTGTTACATTGCATTTGAGCTGCAGTAACAGGATCTTGAGATAGTATAAAAATATTCATGTTAGACCTTTTTTCATTTTATAGTATTATTATACACTATTGAAGGACATAAGTAAATAGATTTATTGGTATAAACCAGGAAATGCTTCAAGTATTAATTTAGAAGTAAGCTTTGGAATCTTTTCTTTATTAATCATACTGACAAGCAATTGTGAATCTTTGCCATGAATACTTTCAAGTAATTGAACAAACAATTTTTCTTTTTTAATTTGACCAAGTGCTCTGCAATCAGCCATACCCTTTACGAAATATTTAAACATAATATTTTTACGCATCAAATTAGAAGGAGGAGATTCTTCAGTTGCTTCATAAGGAGGAGCTTCGCCTTTTGGTAAATCAAATTGAACTCTTTTGTCGTAGAATCCACGTAGAACATCAGTCAGTGCTGCGCATTTATAATGTTGCAATACAACAACTTTATCAGAGTTTTTTCGTTCTTTTGCTGCAGCTTCAAGTACCTCCCAAATCATTGTGCATTTCGGGATGTTTCGATATTGTCGGGCTTGGTTGGCCATTATATAAATTCCTGTATATTAGTTAATAAGTTTTTGCAACGATGCTTAATAAAATATGGCATAACCTTTGGTTTATTTTGAGGCTGTGACAATTTTTGTTTATCATATTCTATATATACAATATCTTTAAAGCGTTCTGGGCACTCTTCTAAATCAATCATTTTTTTATTACGAATATAATTACGGTATTCATCTTCGGTCATGACATCTTTTACGTCTTTGGCATTTTGGAAGATTTCTACTTTCTTTTTAGACAATGGCGTTTGTCTAACGCCTTCTTGTAGAAATACATCATCGCATGATAATATATTTGGTACACCGTCTGAAGCATCACCACGAAAGATATGCTCCTTTAATTTATTAATTGGATCAGGTTCTACAATAAGTTTTTTAGTAATAGGAGACCATTGACTTACATTACTAAACTTTTGCAATTGCGCAAAGTCTTTATCGCCAGATATAATCATAACAGGTTCATGTTCACCAAACTCTTGAGTTTTATAAACAAGCTGAGCTATGATATCATCGGCTTCCATACCTTCTTGGCCTATAACAGTATAAGGGAAAGACTCTTTGATTTCTTCTAATACTTGATTGAGTATTTTAAATATAGCATTCCAATCTAAAGGAGATTCTTTACGGCCTGATTGGCGAGATGCTTTATATTCAGGATAATATTCCTTACGCCAATTGCCACCTGCATCTGCGGCAAGAACAATTTCACCATACTCAGCACCGTATTTTTTACGATACATTCGTATAGAATTAAGAACCATAGAACGAAATAAATCTTCATTTGGTTCTAATTTTTGTATAGCAATATTTGCTATTGATATCGCGCTATAATCAATTACTATCATGATATCAACCAAGCAAATCCCGCAAGAGCTATGCCTGCTGTTAAATAAGATAAAGTTCCTGCTGATAATAGCACGCCAATGAAATAAGCAAATGAGCCTGCCATAATCCATTTCCATAAACCGCTTACTATGAATCGTTCAATTAGTGTTAAATTATTTTTCATTGTTCATATCATCCATTATGCCTTGTGATATCATAGCCAGACCGACATATCCTGTTATACACAATAATAATTTAAATGGCCATAACGAAACATCGACTTGGTGGTCAAGTATTGTTTGGTTTTGGAGTTCGATTATAGCGAAAAAATTCCAAGCAGATAATCCCGCCAAGAAAACACCTTGAAACATTCGCATAACCGGAATGGAAAGAAAGTCTTGAATTTTAAACGTTAATATTCCAAGTGCTTCGAGTTGTTGCGTAATTGATTTAATAATCATATAATAATCCTATAGTTGTAATTTATCTTAATACTATAGTATCACAATAGGATGATAAAGTAAATAGATTTTTATATTTTTTTTAATGATTTGATATCTAGATTTTTGACGTGACGGTGATTAATTCTACACGAAATAATGCCATTGTAATATTCATCACTAAAGAGGGCCCCTGTTTGAA